CCTGCAGGAATTTTACACCTGTTTAAACCCCAGGTAACCACTTTTCAGTGGATTGAATGACACTTATCCTTTCAATGAGTTGGAATCCAAGTACTGTTGATAGTGTTCAGAATAATTGAATAAATCTAACAAGTCTTGGAATATGATGTCAGTCTGTAAATCTTCGCAAAGATCTAATGCGTCTTCGATTCTTCTAACAAGTTCAGAATGCAAACCATAAGCTTCATTCCACAGCTCTAAAGTCAATTCGTAATCTTCTTCTCTATAGTCGAATACTTCCCCAATGCACCTACGCTCCCATCTCTCCCAAAGTTTTTGTTCAATAACCTCAGGTGGCGATTCGACACCTAACCTAATTAAAGTCAAAGCATATTTGTGATAGATTGGGAGACCTTTCGCCCATCTCAAGATACCAACACCTTCAATATAAGCCATCTTTTGAAGTTCATATTTCACTATATCTGGTCTATTCGATGTTGATACGGCTAGGGTAAAGGGTGTTGTCTGTAAAAAGCGTTTTATTTTCCTAAGCCATCTGTAACTCCCATCTGGTCTCTGAATAGCATCTCTAGAGCAGAAATCTGGCCTACCTATCTCGAGGTCATCTTTGTACCAGTGTCCGAGTCCACATACATCCGTTTGGTTTTTAGCAAACAATTTTGAAAAATTATCTTTAAGTAACTGAAGGTACTTCTTGGTTATAAATATGATGAAGTCGTCGCCATGCACCAGCAGCGCAAAATCTCCTGGTTCTGAGGCATGGTAATTAATTTCACGAAGTCCCATCTTTGATGTTAAAAGCCACCTAAGTCTACTAACATTTCGATGCGTATTGCCTAACGTAGTATCTGGTGACCCTGTACCTTGCTTGCCAAAAAGGGTGAAAGCTGTATCGCCATATTCTAATATAGTGACCAACTGTGCACTTTTGCCTGAAAGAATACCTTTTAACTTATCCTTATCTTCAACAAAGTCGGGTATAATTTTACCTAAAAAATCTTGCCATAATGCGAGATCGGTTTGAACACGTTCCTCTATTGATTGTGTTGAATCATTTTGACTTAAATCTCCATTAATGACAACTGAATTTTTGACTAGTTTTTGAAATTCGGAAAGCAATTTCGCTGACTCCTCCCAACTAGTTCCACAGGCTATTGAAGGATCAATATCGCAAAAAGTTTTGCATAAATACCAAATACCCCTATAATGTAACTTGTCAGGATTACTAGCTTGTTGAATTGCTCTTGGCCTTGGTTCTTTTTCTGCACAGACAGCTAATTCATCAGTTTTAACCCCGATTTCAAATTTTGAAGCATTTAATCGTTGGTTAAAACCGTCATCTAAAATTCTCTGTACAGCGTTTTTAACGTAAGGTTTTTGATTTTTGAACCATTCATCGTAAGTTGGTTTTTCTTTCCAATAGATAATCTTCTTATTTATATCTGGAACAGCTTTCTTCCAGTACCAATCTACGTACTCTTCAAGTAATTTAGGATCAGGAGCTGGGACTGGACCTATGATACGTGATAACGCTAAATAGGTGTTAGTTGGACATTTGTGGAATTGTAAAGGATACAAGCCAAAGGCGGGACCTTTAGTTTTAATGTTTTTATCGGGTTCTCGGGTACATACTAGGCGTGATAAAATTTGTGCCGCGAGATTTTTCTTACCGAATAATGATCCCAATGGATGTCTGTGAAAATTGATCATGGGACGTTTCCTTCCATTCTGTAGTGTTACGTCCCTGGTTTCAAATCCATCATTTAAAAGTTTCTTGGTCTTAGTTGTGATACCACCACCATAAGCTATAAGTTTGCTTGTACATGTTGAGCTAATTTCTAAAGGGCCTTGTCTTCTCGATATGTTTGGCTTCCTGAAGTTATAATTATATATCGCTCTACCCATGTTAAAAATAAAATGTGCACCTATTGCCAATGTAGATATCAGTATAGTCTTCAAGATTCTCTTCGATAATGGTTGTGATGAACGCATAGTGAAGAATGAAGCTACAGCACCAGAGATTAAAACTGCTGAATTAAATACTAATGTTTTTGCTCTTCTACATAAATATGATATGACAGTTTCTTCGTCTCCAAAAGTGGCATCGCAACGATTAAAATATTGCTGTCTCTCAATAACATCCCTAATTAATGGCAAAACGCCAACAATTGAATGAGTGTTGTAATTCTTTAGAGACGCTAATGCTTCTTGCTGTAGTTGACTTTGGTGCATATTATCAGATATGAATAGTTTAAAATGAGCGCTGAGAATAAGTGCAATTAAGACTGCATCTCCATTAAGCACATTCTCGGCGTAACCACCGTTTTCATCCCTCATTTCTTGCCAAGTTCTTGCTGCTATACTAATAGCCTTTGTTGGTGTTAATTCTACCAGAAACTTTATGAACAAGTTTTGTACCATTTTGATATCAGCTTTTACGTTTAAGAAACGATTCTTAGTTGAGTTGGTCCCAACTGCATGTAACCAAACTTCTGTATTCTCCAATGTAACTATTCCATTGGCAGTCGAAATTGATTCTGATTGGAAGAGTCCTGTAAAATATAAGAATTGGTCGGTTTTCTTAGTGCATGACGACACTGAGAAAGGGTTTGGCAAAACACGCATAATTCTATATGCTGTTTTGCCAAATTGAATTTTCCTAAGTGTATGTATTGTGTACTTACCATGATTAAAGACGACCTGCTTCACTGAATCTGAATTTGGCATGTCGAAAGTAGGATGGGAATAAGCATTACTAGTGGAGTTGCCATCATAGGTAGCTTCTATAATCCCATCTTTCTTGATGATTTGACCGCCCGGTATTGCTTCCCTGTCTAAGTCTGGGTCAAAGGTCCAGCCAATCATATATTGTGGTGATGTGTGAGACCTATAAGCAATATGACTTAAGACATTTGGAAAATAGTGCATATCCGAATGGATTCCAAAAAGATGATTTTTGGATTTGGAGCCCTCTCTAGTTTTAGTGACTGTACCACCTGGTGGGAAATAATCAAAATGATTTCCTACATAGATAAGCTTAGGTGGCTTAATATCATCGTACCTCTTATAATCGGCTGTGGTTGATACATAAGCGTCCACTACTGTTGGGCAAACTTCTTTTATTATATCTGTGTCACCATAAAGTTTAGTTATCATTCTCAACAGAGTTGTATATGTACCAATAGGATGTCTATCGTAAACTGCTACGATATCTTCGGCTAAATAAACTCTATCATCTGACAATAAGATTTGCATTGATGCTACTTTTTGTTTTGGGATTAGTCTAAAAACCTGTATTTCGATAGGTTCGTCTGAAATGAAATCTAGAATACCTATGTCTTGCAAATATCTACCAAATGCGTAGTAGAAGCACCACCCGTCACCGCGTATCTTCTCTACACCATTCAATTGATAGACATCTCTTTCAGTAACGACACTAAACATAGCTGCTTCCAATTCCTTCGAAAATTCCAGAACATCCTCTTTTAACTCAGTACCATCGCTAAAAATATTTATTGTAGGATTATTTTGGCGATAGCAATCATTAGCCTGATTTCTGAATACATCTCCTGCACATATTGTTGGATTTTGACTAATCAATGTACTGCAATATTTTGACATCCTATTGAAGTTTGCTGCAACGCTCCATACAGTTGCATCTAATTGGTAATGGTCATTATTCACCGTTTGTACCCTATAACTTCTCTGAATTTCTAAGCTTATAAACTTGAGTGAAATATCTCTAAATCTAGCTAGCAATTCATGTGGGTTTGATGATTTCAAGGTAAGTAATAGCATATTCGGGTCATGCACTATTTTAACGCCTTCTGAACTCTTTTCTTTCTTACCCAACTCTGGCGCAAATTCAACGAGTTTCTTGATTTCAATATCTGACATGACATTAGAAACTGGGAATGGTTTAAGTTGTCCTTTCGCATAAATTTTTTCGAGTTCAACTTTGGGTTCAGTTTTAGGTTGCTCCTTCTTGGGGTTTTGTTTCTTCTTTCCTCCCCCTATTAGGAAAAGTGTTGCTCTTGCTTGGTTGGTCCAATTATTGCCTTCATTCATAATTTGTATCATTTTGATCGATCGGTTGAAGGCTTGCCTAGCTAATGGTGATAGGCTTGGAGTGTAAAGCGGTGTGGTTGCCAGTAAGTTTTTTGATGCCTCAAAAACACTTAAACCAAAATCAGTAATTAGATCTAAATTCGACTTAACTGATTCTGTTTGTGGTTTTGGGACAACATCGACTTGCCCAACCCGTTCAGCTCTACGAAAAGCATAATTGGCCTGCTGTGTAATTGGTGGATATTTTTCTTTTTCAGTTAAATAGCCATAGCCTGCTGATATGAGTCCGGTCCCAATTTTGCCATAAATAAGTAATTTAGTGGTCATTGGTAAGTTACTAAACAGCTCCTCCCCTATCTTCTTCTTCTCAATTGGATCATTACACAATTTATATTTTAAGCTTAAGCTAAGATGGTCTAAATCCATAGGTGGTTTTATTTCTGTTAAACTGTTAAAACCATCTACAACACTTTGTCCTCCAATTTTAGATAAGCTAATGATTTTGTCTAAATCAGGTACTTTTTCTGTTAAACTATTAAAACCATTTACAACACTTTGCCCTCCAATTTTGGATAAGCTAATGACTTTGTCTACGAAAGAGGCGTTATCGTACATCTCTTGTTCAAGTGCTTTTATCTCTTTTGGATCTTTGGTTAAAGACATCTTTGACATTAATATATCCTGTTTTGACTTTGTTTCAGTTTCGTTGGCACCTCCTGAGAGGCACATTCCATTTGTTCTTAATAATGAGAATAGCTCTGTTGTCGATAAGATTCTGTTGTGAAACATTATGATATGAAGACAATTTCTATTCAGGATGACTTGCTCATTCACCCAGCGGCAGTGATCAATTTTTTCATCATTAATGTAGTCGCCGAATGATGTTTCTTCTATGTGGATAGTGTTGGATGCAAGTGCATTCATTATTGTTTGTGCATCAGATTCTGTTGGGATTATACCAGACTCTATCTTCGAAAAGATAAACATCTTAGCGAATTTTAAGAACTCAATCCAAAATCCACTAAGACCAGTATCAACTCTAAAGTTTAAAAAACTTTGTGAG